AGGATGTAGAGGATGTTATTGTAGGTGACAGATTAATGGGTCCAGACAGTAAGCCAAGAACAGTGTTAGAGACTCATAGTGATATAGATGATATGTATCGCATAAAGCCAAAAAACGGTATTGAGCAGATTGTAAATAGCGCTCATAAGATATATGTTGAAACACACGATAATTATTACTCAAACAAAACTGAAAGAGCAACAATTACACCTATTGAGTATCTTAATGAGATGAAGATAAGTGGAAAGCGTAAATATAAATATTCGTTAGTAAGGCCAGAGATTATTATGTTTGATAAACAAGACACATGTATAGATCCATACGTAATGGGACTGTGGCTTGGAGATGGTGATTCAAAGAGAAATTGTATTGCAAGTAACGATATTGAGGTTGAGAATTATGTCAAATCATATTGTAATGATAATAATATGGATTGCAATATCTATAACATAAAAAACACCACATGTAAAGTACTTACGTTAAAAGGTAAAGAAAGTAATATATTTTTAAAGCAGTTAAAGGATGATAATGTTTATGCAAATAAACATATTCCAGACAACTATAAATATAATGATAAGGAAACTAGATTAAAGCTATTAGCGGGATTAATAGATTCAGATGGTACTTACGACAGCAAGAAGCATTGTTTTCAGTTTACGCAACACGAGAAACGTAAATCAATAGTTGATGATTTTGTTTATATCGCAAGAAGCTTAGGTATGAAGGTATCAACGGATACTCGAATAAGTAAGGATCGGTTAATTAATGGGAAAACAATTAAAGGTGGTGAATTAAATTATAGGGCTACAATATTATTTGGTCATGAGCAGATACCGACAAAGATTAGCCGTAAGCAATCTACAGATAGAAGTGGCTTTTTAAAAAATCCATTATCATCGAGATTTGATGTTGAGTATTACGGAAGAGAAAGATATTATGGTTTTGGAATAAGTGATGATCATTTGTTCTTAACAGAAGATTTTACGATAACACATAACTCGTTCTCGGGATTAGATACTGCATGGAATATCTTCAGGAAATCCGTAGAAGATGGATCATTAGTGTTTGGATTTAGCTTAGGATTTGGAACGGGTGGTGATGAGAATCAGAATAACTTAGTTGCGTTGGAAAGATTATTTTATAGTCCAAATGGATATAATATACACTCAGTACCAAATGTTTACGACAAAAATGTAGAAGGAACCAAATGTGGATTCTTCTCTCCGGCATATTTAAATAGAGCCGATTGTTATGATAGTGATGGTAATAGTAATATAATAAAAGCATTGATTGAGGTTATTATTGCGCGACTAACCGTTAAATACGGAACAACAGACTCGTCAGCATTAACTCAAGCAAAAGCAGAGGATCCAATTACACCAGTAGAGGCGTTCTTAAGAGTTACGTCAAGCGTGTTTCCTGTGTCGGATATAAAGGATTACTTAACAGATATAATACCAATTCAAGAAGAGTTTGTGTCTCAACATTATGTAGGTGATTTACATCATACAGGGGATAATAAGGTTACTTGGAGGCTAAATAGTGATATAGAGATACTTAGGACTTATCCGATACAAGAGGTGGATCAAAATGGTGGTTTGGAAATATATGACAGACCTGTATTAGATACCGACGGAAAAGCTCCTTATGGAAGATATATTATAGGAGTTGATCCTGTTGACAGTGACAGCGGAACATCGTTATACAGTATGTTTGTATTCGATCTATGGACCGATACAATAGTGGCAGAGTTTACCGGACGACGGAAGACTGCTAATCAAAATTATGAACTAACGATGCGTACGGCAATATATTATAACGCACAGATAAATTATGAGAATAACTTAAAGGGATTGTTTAGTTATTTTGACCATAGGAATCAATTGCATATGCTTATGGATACACCAAACATACTAAAGGATCAGCAGATGATTAAGGCTAGCATTGGGTTTGGAAATAAGTCAAAAGGGACTCCTGCCAACAAAGCGGTGAATACGTGGGCTAGGAAATTATTAGCTGACTGGATGTTAAGTCAACACAAGATCCATATAGGTGGTGAGCAAGATATCGACACAATCAAATTGCGATCAATACGATCTCTTGGATTATTAAGAGAGGCGTCACAATGGAATCCTGATGGAAACTTTGATAGAGTTTCGTCGATGGGAATGGTTATGATTGCAAGAGAGGAACTGTATAAGTTTACAAAGACAAACAAGTTTACTGACGGTGACAGATTTAAAGATCCGTTAGAGGAAGATGAATTTTTAAATAATAATAGCGGGGTTTACGGCTCCTTAACACTATAGCATATGAATAATACTAAGATGCCTCCACAAAGGCTGTCATATAAGAAGAAAACCAAGGAGTGGCGTAAGCAAGTTATAGATGCACTTGATAAGGGTTATACGCTCTATCATAATCCATCTACGCGCCTATCTATTAAAGAGAAGGTTATTTTACAGAATATGTATGAAGGCCGAATCAACACTGAGGATATGGCTAAGTATTTGAATCCATACGGCATTGTTGGTTATGAGGTTGATAAGACACTTGGGCACCACGCAATTATAGTACCTAAAATAGATGTGCTTGTTGGTGAGGAGTCTAAGAGAAAGCTTGATTATCAAGTTATCGTAACGAATCCTAATTCAATATCAGAGAAACAGGAGGCGTTAAGAGCGGCAGTTAAACAACGTTTAGTAGATATACTTCAGGCTAAGTATCAGGGTGATGATGAGGACATTAAGGCTAAATTGCAAGAAGAATTAAGTAAGCTTGAGCAGTACGCAAACTACTCATTCAAAGACTTAAAGGAAATGCGAGCAAGTAACCTTTTGAAATATTATTCGACTTTACAGAATTTCGACGCCATATTCAATGAAGGATTTAAAGACGTATTGATTCATAGTGAAGAGATATATGAATGTGCTATTATAGCAGATGAGCCTAAGTTATTTAAACTGAATCCAATAAAGGTTCATGTTGTAAGAACGTCTAATAGCTCTAATATAGAGGATGCTGATATTATTATAATTGATGATCACTGGAGCCCCGGAAAGATTGTAGACACATATCATAATGATTTAAAGCAAAAAGATGTAGATCATATCTTGAGTTACGGAACAGATGATTCGTCTCAAGGGGATCGTAATTGGGAAGAGGAGCATAAGGATTCCTTTATAATGATTGGAGCATCCGGAAAGACTAATGATATGTTAACTTCTGTAGATGACTTAGTTGAGCTCGCAGAGATTAATGGACATAAGTTTTCACAGAATTACACTGATGAAGATGGTAATGTAAGAGTATTGAGAGTATTCTGGAGATCACAACGCAAAGTATTGAAAGTTAAGTACTTTACGGATCAAGGAACAACCGAGTATAAGATAATGGATGAGTCGTATAAAATCGATGAGTTTCAAGGTGAGACATCTGAGACATTATGGATTAACGAATGGTGGGAAGGCACAAAGATAGGTCAAGAGGTTTATATTAATATGAGACCAAGACCAGTTCAGTATAATAAAATATCTAATCCATCAGAAGGTCATCCAGGTATTGTGGGAACGGTTTATAACACAAATCAAGGAACAGCGATATCATTGATGTCTAGAATGAAGTCATATCAGTACCTATACGACGCTATATGGGATAGATTAAACAAGGCTATCTCTAAGAATATGGGTAAGATTCTTGAGGTTGATGTGGCTAAGATACCAGCTAATTGGGATGTAGGAAAGTGGTTACACTATGCAACAACAATGGGTATTGGTATTGTAGATTCATTTAAAGAAGGTAATAAAGGCGCTGCAACAGGTAAGCTGGCAGGAGCATTCAATACAACAGGTAAGGTTTTAGATGTGGAGACAGGAAGCTATATACAGCATCATATAGGACTGTTAGATTACATTAAGCAAGAGATGAGCGAGATAGCGGGAATAACCCGTCAGAGAGAAGGTAATATATCCAACCGCGAGACAGTGGGCGGAGTGGAACGTTCTGTTACTCAGTCATCTCACATTACAGAGTGGTGGTTTAGAAAGCATACTGATACAAAAGTACGCGCATTAAGAGTCTTTTTAGAGACTGCAAAAGCCGCTTTACGAGGTAATACAAAGAAGCTTCAGAATATCCTTGGCGATAGATCATCACAGATATTTACTATACCTGGGGATGAGTTCGCAGAATCAGATTATGATGTGGTAGTTACAGCAGATTCTCATTACGAAGAGTCAAAACAACAGATTCAGCAGTTGGCTCAGG